AACTTCGTGGTGCGCAGACATTGATTGAATGTCTTTACCGTGATATTGAGTATGAACAGCAACACCTACTTTTGCTTTCGCAGCTTTTTTGGCTTCATCACCAGAAGCAGTATAGGTAATGGTGTTTGGAGTAAAGGAAGATTTGCCAGTTTTCTTATCACTCTTTACATCACCTTCAGAGTGCATAATATCGCCCTGATATACTTTACCCTTTGGAGTAACTTTTGGTAAGTGGTGTAAAGCAGCTTTTAATTTTGTAACAAGACCTGGAGCATGACCATGGTTTCTCTCAATATCAGCATCGGTATGATTAATCTTTGGATCTTTATTGAACGCAGATTTAGAAGCAACAAAGAACTTACCGTTCTTAGGATGAGTACCGAAAACTACGGCAGGAGAACCATCATACTTTGTAGTAAGGTTGCTATTATTTTTACCAGCCTTCATGTGCTCATGAGCGTGCATTAAAGCGCCATGAGCATGCTCAAATCCATCGTGACCATGCATCAGTGGACGATCTTCAGGATGAGTAATGTGCTTTAGTTTAGTACCTTCTTCGGCAGCTTCTTTTAAAAATGTTTGAAACGATTTCATTTTTTATCCTATTAACTTATTATACTATATTTTGCAATAAAAGTAAAGCGATATTTGCAATCCCCTCAACTTTTGAGGGTTATCCTATTTTCTTAGCAGAAGCACGTAAGAACCAAGCATGCTTCTGATGTGTATCGATTCGGTCAGCTATAAAGTTACAAACACCTTGTTGTTTATTGGTATTAGCGATAGTGAACACTTTATTTAGGCTGTCAAGGACTTCTTGATTTGCAGCAATAAGACTAGTAAATATATCTTCAAGTTTCTCAACACGAGCAGTTTCTTCTTTTAATGTTTTATATTTAAACAATTCATCAAGACTTACTGGAGCATATTCATCTAATTTACGTAAAAGTTCAGCGATCGGATCTACTGATTCATATACATCAGTGTATAGATCACCAAAGAACTCGTGGTACTGAGTGAACTCAATACCCTCAATGTTCCAGTGGAACTGATGTGCTTTGTAATACATTACAGTAGCATTCGCCAGCAAAACTTTAATTGCTGTTGTTAACTCATTCATTGAACAACTCCAGTATTCGAAAACGGATCAAATGTCTTAGAAGTAAAATCTTGTGGAGCCAGACCAGCTGGATCATTATTTCTTACAGTAGATTTAAAAGACTTCAGCCTTTTATTTTCTACTTTCTTCTCGACTAATTTAACATTCTGAATCCACTTGCTAACTAATTTGCCAGTAGACTCCTTTAACAATAGGTGATTAGAACCACGCTTAACAATTTCATATTGTTGGCCATCGGATTCTACTTGCTCACCAACATTAAAGATTTCTCCACGGAAATATTGTTCACGTAGTTGGTCTTTAACTAATTTAATTTCTTCTTTGATTGGCTCAATTCCAGAACCAATTCTAATATCATTCATCAATCTACGAGAATCAATATCACGAATTGATGATGGGAGATTCTTTTTAAAATCTTCGTATAAACCTTTAACTGCATAATTACGAGTAGCATCTTCAGTATCAGGATCTTTATCCATAGCTGATATGACTGTAGCTTCCTTTAGAGATTTCTTCATGGAAGCTACTTTGTCTGCGCTTGTAACAATGATAACATTGCGATAGGTTTCTTTTAGTTTAGCAACCACTTCGCTCATGTTATCAGAGTAAGTATTGAACTGCGTGTTCGGAAACAGCGAGTTCAAATACTGCAATTTCTTTTCTACAATTAAGGGATTCTTTTTAGCATCGCTTGAATCGGATGCATAAATGGCATAGCTGGCATTCTTTTGCTCGGCTACAGATTTGACTGCCTTGATTAGAAGTTCGTGTCCGATAGTCGGAGGGTTAAACTTCGAACAGGCTAGAACTATCGTTTTGCTCGGTAGTTCTCTGATTAGTTGTCTATAATCTTTCATTTAATCCATCAATTAAGTAGTGTTATATGGTTATTTATAAGATGTCTACTTTAAGAAGCAAACGCTTTGAGTAGTAGCTGGTTTTCGGTTTGTTTATACGCAGCAATATTAATAGTTACGTTGTTTGGGGCGGAGATCGGACATAGGTTATATGCGGACTTCTTAACATTGGAGAATTCTAATGTCATAACAAACTGATAATCCCCACCACCCTTAGACTGGCAGCGAACCCTAATTCTTGCAGAGGCGCAATTAGAGAAGTCTTCGATTTTCTTTTGTAGTTTGGCATTTAGTTTCAGGGGGTCTAACTTATTCATTAGATAGAAACCATGAGTACCCACGTTGAGGTAGTGGGTTTTCTTTTTATTATAGTAGTCGCAGATGGCTTTAGCTGGAACTGTTATATGAACTTCGTTCTCGCCTTTGAAGTTCTCGATATCAATCTCATACGCTTTACGTTTGTCTTTAATACCACCTGTTAGAATCTTTTTACCAGCTTGGTCGTTCTGTAGGATTGGAACCTTACCACGCCATCGAGAACCCTCAGCTCCAGAGGTATTCATATTCTGTAGGAGTTTATATTTGGTGGCGATTTCCTTCATCATTTCCTTTTCAGGATCGCCTTTGATTTCACCGAAGTCCCATTTACCTTTGTAGTATTTTAGAACCAGTGAACCAGCTGCAGTTGGAGAGATCTTTAACTCGCAACCTGCTGGAGTTTTAACACTTTTGGTCACAATAGATAAATCTGGTTTATCGTGAGATGCGCCAGCAACACCTCCAACTGAGATGCCAAATTTCTCTAATGCTTTATAAGCATTCGCTTCGTAAACAAAACCTTGTTGTGCCATTATGACCCCTATACTTTTGGTATATTTAGGTCATTCGATTATACTTGCGATCCCATTTACCGATCTGGTCTATGATCTTACGAGTGGCTATGTTGTTTCTTAAATCGTAGTTAAACGTCTTTAAGAAATAGTGGAGAGTAGATGAATCTCGTTTTGTCTTATAACGATTTAGCAGGACGCTAATATCTACCTTTGGTCTGCGCATTTTATAATCTAGATACACACAATGCGCATATGCTTGTATCTCATCGAACTCAGAAAGATATGCTCTCTGTTCATCTTTCTTAGCGATTCCTACTTTCTTGTATGGAACTACGTAAGTGCTCCATTCATCACCACGTCTGTTGAATTGCATGAGATGAATTATCTCATGCATCAAAGTTTGAAGTAAGCGAAACTTAAAGTTTGCCCAAGAGGATTGCGTGAATGGGAATGTGTTAAACTTTTCAGTATAGATATGGAGAGAACATTGACGTTTGTCTGGATCATATTCCCCACCAATCGCCACATAGTTTTCAGTCCACTTTGCTTTGGACTTTTCTTTTTTCCACTCTATTTTAGTTCGCCATTTTTTAACATAATTAGATAAGCCATCTTTATCATTTACATAGAGATCTAGATCTCTCCATACTTTTGCTGGAATGAGTTTTGCTCTAAATGGACGCTCATCAAAATTGAGTAAGTCCATCCAGTCGTAAGTTACATTCTCTAGGAAATTCATGGTTCCCAGAAGATACTTGCTTAAATAAACTGCTTCTCAATAAATGCAAGAACCTTCCCCTGCTCCTCTAAGTTAGTGTTTGCAAACTCAGTAATATATGGCATCAAGTCAAAATTAGACATCAGATTACTATATTTAGTTTCTCTTCCACGTAGGAATTGCTCAGATTGATCAGATCCACGCTCTTTATAGCGTTGTTCTAAAATATCTTTTGGAGCCTTTACGAAAACAACTTCTAATTGAGTATTTGGGAGACCCATACAGAACTCTAGGAATGATTGGTTAAAAACCCGATCTCCCTCAAAAAGGATATTACAATTATGAGAAGCAATCCATTCTTGAAGAGGTGGTTGAACTGCCATGGATAGTCTGTCAGTGCCAGCGAATACTTCACCCTCTTCATACTTACCAAGAATGTATAGATCTCGTTCGGTATTGTAGCTGGCATTTACCAACTTAGCAGGAGAAACTTCTAGCCAAGTTTTGTCTTCCATAAACTTACGGAACAAAGTAGTCTTTCCAGTCCCAGGAGAGCCACCAACTGCGATAATCTTTCTAGTCTTCATAGGATTCGTTACCCTTTCTACATTGATGGTGTCAACTACACCTACGTTTTC